ACAGTCACCTTCATGAATATGTCATCGGGCACGGCCCGGACGGAGTATACACTGAAACCAGCACCGAAATTTGCTTTCGAGGGGAAAAACTACGTCGGGGTGGGCTACCGGCAGGCTACCGACGGCGCCGGTGTGCTAGTCTACTTCAAGCGGGATATACTGCAGGTAAAAGGCGCGCACCTCCAGGCTGAAGTCGGGGATGTAGTGCCGTTGGCGGGTCAGAAAAACAACGCCTACATCGGCGTGAATCTTGAGTATCGTTGGGGGAGATGATGGCGATCCGACACGACATAGTGGTTGAGCAGGGCGCAACCTTCCTCCGGGAGTTCTTAGTGCAGGATGAACCCGAGGACGATTATCGTGCGCCGGTAGATTTGTCACCGGCCTCTGCTTGCACAGCCCAAGGGCATATCCACGACGCAGAAGATCATGTAGTGGTGGTTTTCACCGCTACCGTCGCTGATCGGGTAGTCCCGACGGCTGACCCGGCGGTATCTGTAAACGGATGGACTGTCACAGCAGGCATCTCTTCTACGAACACGGCCACCGTTACCCCTGAACGCCTCCACTATGTTCTGACTGTCACGCATTCCATTTCCGGGGTTGTCTACCGGGTCGCTGAGGGCAGAGTAAGAGTAGATCCCGATTAACCGCCACCATTACCTTTGCAGGATAAGTACCTGCCAGGAGGTTTAACATGTCTCATAACTGCAAAATGGGAAACGCTGCAGCTCAGGCTGCAGGTGATGCCATCGCCGCGCTCTTTGATAGTGGGTATCTCCGCGTCTACGACGACACCGGCGCCGCGGGGCAACCGGCCAACGCCGATGCTTCTCTCGGGAGCAAAGTCATGCTCGCAGAACTTCGTTTTGCATCGACAGCAGTGACCAGCTCCACGAACGGGGTTCTCACGTTTGGCATCATCACAGGGACTACTGACATTGCAGAATCCGGGACGGCCTTCATGTACCGGGCCTTCAAGTCCAACGGCACCACGCCGATCACGGATGGTTTGTGCGGTACGGTAGGAAGTGGATCGGACCTCGAAATCAACGTCCTGGCACTCGTACAGCACGCCGAGTTGGATGTCTCCAGTTTCACGCACACGGTTCCGAAGTAAGCCATGTTGGGCTTCGCACCTATAGCCGGGGCTGCGATCGCCGCGACCGGGAGCACGGTTTTCACCGGGGCGCTGGTGAGCACCCAAGCTCAACAGACTGAGGCTGCAACCGGGGGGATGAAGTTCACCGGAGCAATGGCGAGTACTCAAGCCCAACAACAGGAGTTGGCCGGGGCGATCCTCCGATTTACCGCAGCGGGATTGAGTACTCAAGCCCAACAACAGGAGTTTGGGGTTGGGGGATATGTTTTACGGTTCCGTGCTTACGGCGCGAGCACCCAGGCGGCGCAGACAGAGTTTGGGGTTGCCGAACTCGCGGCTAGGTTCAAGGGTACTTCACACGCAGTCAGGGCGGTAAATACCCCCGCGGTGGTAAACCCACGGGTTCTCGGCGGTGTTACCACTGCGCAGAAAATTGCAGGTAACTTAGTTCGTCATTCAGGGGCTTGATATGTCGCTAAAATTTGTAGACAGGGTTCAAGAAACGACGACTACGACCGGAACGGGCAGTTTTGCGCTCGGGGGGGCAGTCGCCAACTTCGCTACGTTCGCCTCGGCGCTCTCAACGGCGGATACTTGTTATTATTGTTGCTCGGACCCGGCGACGGGAGCGTGGGAGACAGGACTCGGGACATTTACTTCGCCTTCGACATTGGCTCGCACGACTTTGCACGCCAGCAGTACCGGATCGGCGGTTAGCTTTGCAGTGGGCACTAAAAATGTGTTCGTGACGGTCACAGGCACCGGGATACAGGCTCAACTCAACGCGAAAGCGGCGCTTGCCGGCAATGCGTCACAGGCGTTTGCAGTTAGTACTGTTAACGACCTCACCCCGACAGCGGCAGCGGTCGGGTTCACCATTGCCGGGGGCAGTACCAGCAAGACCCTTACAGTTCCGCTCGACGCTTCGGTCTCGGGCACGCTTGTAGCAGTAGCGGGTAAGACCTTCACCACCAGCAATACCCTTACCTTGGCTGGCACCGACAGCACAACCCAGACTTTCCCCCCGGCTTCAGCCAACATCGGGTATCTGGAGATTCCCCAAAACAGCCAGAGTGCTGACTACACTTGTGTTGCGGCGGACTCAGGAAAGCATATTTACCATCCCTCAGCAGATACCACAGCCAGAACATGGACAATTCCAGCGAATGGGTCTGTCCCCTATGCGCTCGGTACATCCATCACTTTCGTGAACGATGTTTCTGGCGGGGTTATCACTATTGCTATCACAACAGATACTCTAAAATTAGCCGGAACGGGTGCTACAGGTAGTCGCAGCTTAGCCGCAAATGGTATAGCTACCGCGGTCAAAGTTACTACCACAACATGGTTTATCAGTGGTTTAGGGCTAAGTTGATGAGTACGGTAAGAAGTAGAAAAAACTGAGGAAATAATGGCCGAGGAACCAGGGATCAAATACAGTGCACCGCCCATTGCATCGGAGTTCATCCGATGCCGGGACAAGGTAGCGTTCATAAAAGGTCCGCTCGGTTCTGGTAAGTCCGTCGCGTGTTGCATGAAGATTCTTCGGATCGCGATGCAGCAGCATCCGGGTCTCGACGGCATCCGGTGGACTCGACACGTCGTCGTCCGTAACACCTCCGGGCAGTTGCGCGACACGACTATCAAGACCTGGCTCGCGTGGTTTCCCGATGGCTCGATCGGCAAATGGAAATCAACGGATATGACCTACGTGGTCGGGTTCGTCCCCCCCGATGGTATCCCGGTTTACTCTGAGGTGCTGTTCAGGGCACTCGATGACCCGGACGACGTTGCGAAAGTCCTCAGTCTTGAGTCTACGAGTTTCTGGTTCAACGAGGCCCGTGAGATCGTCCGGGAGATCATCGAAGCCGCCATCGGCCGCGTGGGTAGGTTCCCCGACAAGAAATCAAAGCCCCCGGAGGTGCCCGACGATCAATGGCCGAGTTGGGTCGGAGTTTTCGGTGACACGAACGCCCCGGAGTCCGACGGCTACTGGTACAACGTCTTCGAGCACCTGCCGGCCGACGACTACGATCCCGAGTCCACCTTGGTCTGCACCACCTTCGCACAGCCGGGGGGCGACACTCCCGAGGCGGAAAACATTGAGAACCTGCCAGCGAATTACTATGCCCGCGAAGGGCGTTCAGCAGAATGGTTCAGGACGATGGTTCAGGTGCAGTACGGGCGCTCTCTTCACGGCGTCCCGGTTTACGAGGAATCGTTCAAGGAAGCCCACCTCTCCCGAACCTCGCTCAGGATCGACCCGCTCGCGCCGGTCATCGTCGGACTTGACACCGCTCGCACCCCCGCCGCCTGTTTCATGCAGCGTGATCCATACTCGGGCCAGCTCGTCATTCTCCGGGAGTGCGTGGCGTTTGGCATGGGCGCGAAGACGTTCATCAAAACGAAGATGCGCCCGATCATCCGCCAGTGGTTTCCCCAGAACCCGATCATCATCATCGCCGACCCGTCGTTCGTGCGGCGTAACGAGACCGACGACAACTCGTGGGCATCCGTACTCAAAGACGAGTTCCCTCGAAGCGAAGGTCACCGGGTCCGGCCGGCAGCGACCAACGACACGGTGGAGCGCATCAACGCCCTCGATAACGTTCTGAGCGAATGGCCCCGCGGCATCCCCATGCTCCAACTCGACCCGGCTGTGAAATGGGTACGCGAAGGACTGCGTGGGAAGTACCGCTATCTGCGTCTGCGGGGATCGGCGAACAACGGGAAGACCCAGGCATCCCCGGACAAGAATAACTGGAGTCATGTTGTTGAGGCGCTTCAGTACGGGGCGATGTTCGCCAACTCGAAGCACTACAACCCCGCCGACTACGAGCGGAAACCATTCAACCCTTTCGCCCGCCAAGAGTCCCCGGCGGCGGTTAATTATCACGCGAGGTAGGTTATGGCCGAAGAAAATGACGAACTCAAACTGAAAGCAGTCGCCATCAAGCAGTTCGGCACCCGGCTCGCGCAGAAACTCACGACCTACAAGTCCGACCGGCGCCTCAAAGACCTGCAGGCGCTCAAAGACCTGCGCCAGGACCGCGGCGAGTATGACCCAGAAACTCTGGCGGTCCTCGACTCGAAACGTTCAAAGGTCTACCCGCGTGACAGCCGCCTGAAGCTCTTCGGGTTCTGTGCTAAGCTCATGGAGATGATGTTCCCGGCTCAGGAAAAAAACTGGACGCTCACGCCCACGGAGAACCCCAACATCTCCCAGGCCGATTTACAGCAGATCGTCACTCAGCTCCAGCAAGCGCAAATGCAGGCACAGCAACAGGCACAGCAACAGGCACAGCAACAGGCACAGCAACAGGCGCAGGATGCCCAGCAGCAGGATCAACCGTCCCCTCCCCCACCGCAGATACCCCCGATCACCTCCGACGACATCGAAACGGCTGTGAAGGCGTTCGCCAAGGCCCGTGCGGAAGCCCTTGAGACCGAGATCGAGGATCAACTGGAGGACTTGGACCCATCCTACCCAGTGATGATAAAACATACAGTGCGTACTGGTGGGCTTTATGGTATTGGTATCCTGGCCGGCCCGTTCTCGGTGTGGGTTGACGAGACCTCGTGGGCACAAGACCCGCAGACCGGCATGTGGGCAACGCAGGTCACCCGCATTCCGCGACCGCTTATCGAGCGTCGGAGGTTTTGGGACATCTACCCGGACCTGTCGGCGAAGACGTGGAATACGCAGGAGGGGTTGTTCGATCGGATGATCCTCTCTCGGCACCAACTGCTGAAGCTCGTGGATCGAGAGGACTTCTTTGGAGACATCATCAAGGCGTGGCTCGCCGCGAATCCGAACGGGAACTACAAGGCCGAGACGTACGATCGAGAGTTGTCTGTCCTCGACAATACCATGAATATCCAGAACTTGAGCCACCGGCGATATGAGCTTTACCGCTATGTCGGGTTTGTCTCAGCGAAGGAGATTTCCGCGATTGGCGCCACGATCGCTGCGGGCGACATGCACAAAGACCTGCTCTGCGATATCGTGATGATCGACGACACGATCATCAAAGCGACCCCGGCCGGGTTCGGAGATCACGTCGGGGATCACTATCACCCCTACCTCTACAACGAGGAAGAGGAGGCGGGTCTCACCGGGGTATCCTTGATGCAGGATGTCCGTGACTCCCAAATGCAACTCTGCTCTGTTGCCAGGATGAAGATGGATAACGGCGCGGCGTGCTGCGGGCCGATCACAGAGATCGACGAGAGCCGGTTGTCGGCGAAACGCAGGGACCAAGAAGTCTACATCGGGGCGTTCTCGAACATCTATGTCGACCGGTCGGAGAATCCTACTGATAACTCGTCCGTGGTGCGCGAAATCCAGATCGATTCCCATATCACTGAACTGCTGGCGATGGAGAAATCCCTCAAAGAGCAATTCGATATGGAGAGTGGCCTCCCCTCATGGACGATGGGCGGCTCCCCGGATAAGCTCGGCGAAGCGTTCCGCACCTCAGGGAATATGAGCCAGATGAACGGCGGGGCCAATATCGTCACCAAGGACCAAGTACGCTCTTTCGACCGCTTGACGGCATCCGTGATCGGCTCCTACGTGAAGTGGAATCGGGCGTTCAACAAGAAACCCGGCTTGGACGGCGATGTTAACGTCGTCCCGCGCGGGTCTATCTCCTTGGTGGCGAAAGAGGTTCGCGGTGCAGCGCTCGACCAGATGATGCAGACCCTCACCCCGAGGGAGCAGGTGATCGTCAAGACCCGGGAAAGCCTGGTGGAACGGTTCAAGTCTCGCGATCTGCCGGTTGACTGCCTCATGAACGAGAAAGACGCCGAAGAGGCACTTGCGAAGTTCGATCAGCAGCAACAGGCGGCCCAGCAGGCGCAGAGCAGCAACCTCGATGCTAAGACCCAGAAGGATGGGTCCGTGGCGCAACTGAACGCAGCCAAAGCTGAGGAAAT